GTCAGTACACCGCGTGTCATTTCAACAGCCATATCATTGTAACCTTTGGCTTTTAAAAATCTCCAAATTATAGTGCACACAGTATGTCGTATCTCATACATCTGTTTTTGATCATAAGCTTCATAATCGCCTTCCATAAAATCATCTGAAAATTCGGATAATTTTTGGACAAAATCGTGACCATCCGAGTGTATATCAATGCCTATAGCACTACAAAATAACTCAGGATACTGAGGGAACAAAGCGAAAAACGGATACAAAAACTGACGAGCCACTATCAAATCACGTAACGAACATGCGTAAAATACTCGGGTACTCGCATTTAAACACTTACGGTACGGACGCGGTTCATCTTTTAATGCTGCCTTATACACAGCGTCAACAGTCTCACCAATCTCGTAGTGTTTATAAGCTTCTAAAATATCTGTTTTCACAGATTCAATCGGTTCGCGTATGACAATGTTCCCATCGACGACTATGGGAATCCAAGAATCCTTTACACCCGGGTATTTAAAACCTCCAGCAGTAGAAGGGTTAATGCGCCTGGTCTCAGGATCATCTGGAATACCATTTATGGCTGTTTCCAGATTCAGTGGGCTAACTTCTATATCAATTTTTAAAATCCGATTTAGAACTTCCTTAGCCACCTTCTCAAGTAAAAATGGGTCCAAAGCTCGATCGGACTTATCCAATTTCTTCAAAGCACGATTAATTGGCGAATAGTATTCACCGTCTCTCACAAAAGGTTTCATTGCTGGAGCTGCAAATCTTGGCATACCATCTTCAAATGCATCCACCTTCAATAATTTTTGTGACATTTTAAAACAAGGGCTAATGACAACACGAGATTTACCAAAAGTTCGTTTTTTGCCATTCAATCCTCCGAACAAAGTAATGCCAGTAAGATGCTCATACCGAAATGGTGATTTCCGGTGGACATCCACAGTCATTTCTTTGAGAACCATTCCCTCAGAACAAATTGGCATTTTGAAACTTTTCTCCGACATAGTAATTAGAGCTTTATCAATGTCTTCACGAATAAAGGTTGCAGCAAAACACGAAGGTGAATTTTGTGCACCACCAGAGTGAATACCAGCGATACAATATCCGGGCCCAGTTTCTACAATAAGTGCGGTTCCACACATCCCAGGAGTATGATCGGGAAAATCATATGTCCAAGTTTTTGCTACCAAGATAGTCTCATTATCTCCATTATACATTGGGGTTGGATCATATTTAATTGCAGTACGAACGTTAACACCATCAAAATAGGCATTACAAGAACTATCAACATGTTTTAAACTTGGGATAATATAATCCACAATATTTTTAAACTGAATACTATTCAAACGCACCATAACTACATCATCAGAAACATCAATGAGATCATCAACAGTAACTATAATATCACGAGTATGAGTTCCCTCAATCTCAATATTGCTTAACGAAACTACAATGTGCCATCTACCTTCTATAGGTTTTTGAAAATTGTGCTTATTAATAAGCGCAATATCTCCCATTATTCCAAGAACTTGGGTGCGACGTTGTTTCTCTCCAACAACTAAAACGCTACGTTTATTACGACGAACTAAGCTAGAAAGATCACAAACATCATTTTTACATACACTAGGTATAATAATGGGTGTAATATTGTTCCAGACTTTAGTATTCTTAACGTTAACACGTTTAATCTCATTAGTAGTTTCTAACGCCATCTCATACTGGGACAAACTACGGTTTCTTTCACTATTCATATGAAAAGTGGTTACTTCTGTTTCAGTACAGATGTTTTCAATGTCTTCATCAATAGCCTCACTCGTCTCACCGCGCGATTTATAATACACAGCAAATACTGTTCCCCACATGGCTGCAGCTAAGGCTAAATGGACAGACCATACGTTCAACTTTCGATTGGGATTCACAGGCGACGGAATCTCATTCGAATTAAAGAACTTAACATTAAGGGCCTTATCAATATATGCCCGAAACTGGTATGTTATTTTTGCTTGGGCATAAATACATACCCATGACATCCAACTACCAAGTCCATACGCTACAAAGTATACACACACCCAACCCATGACAGTTAATACTAAAAAACCAGTACCCATTATAAAA